GTCAACGGCAACAACCGCCGATATCCGGCTGAGGTGCTACGTGCGGCGGTGGATGAACTGGGGGCCCATCTGCACGAGAGCGCCGGGCAGGGCCGTGCCATTCAGGTGCTCGGCGAGGCAGAACATCCGTCTGATAAATCAACCAGGCGTCCAAACCTTTTGGAAACCGTGACGAAATGGGACGAGGTCTCATTCGACGGCCAGAACGTGCAGATCGTTGGCCGGGTGCTGGAAACCCAAAAGGGAAAGGACATCCTGACGTTGATGGAGGGCGGCGTGATGCCCGGCGTGTCGATGCGTGGCTACGGTGACGGCAAGCATGTGAAAGACGAAAGCGGAAAGATAAAGGATAAAAAGGTTTTCGAGGTGACGGAATTGCACATTACCGGGTTCGACCTGGTGCTGGAGCCGTCCTTCGAGAATGCCGCTGAATTAATCGAATCCAATCAATCATCTTTGGAGGATGACATGGACCTGTTAGAAGAACTCAAAAAACTTCTTGCTGACCACCCTGATCTGTTCAACGGTTTGACCGAGGCCCAGATCGAGAAAATGGGCGAGAGGCAAATGGCGAAGTTGATGGACTCGCTTCGCACCCAGCTCGGGATCGGTCCTGAAGCTGACGTTATCAAGGCGCTCGAAGAGAGCGTGAAAAAGGCGGGACAGTTCGATGCAATCCAGACCCAGGCCACAGTTAACAAAGCCATCGACGAAGCCTGCAAGGACCTGCCGTATGGCAAGGCCAATGCGGCGTTCGTGGAAGCGGTGCGGGCGGCTAACCCGCAGGATGCGGCAGCGGTGAAATCCCTGGTGGATGCCAAGCGGAAGGAATACGACGGCTTGTTCGCCCACAACCGGCTGACCGGGATGGGTTTTAACGGCACGATCAGCGGGATTGCGCCGGTGCTGGAGAGCGAGATGGGAACCCCGGAATTCGCTGCGGCGGCCTTCGAGCTGACGGAACAGATCAACCTGGTCGAGATGAAGCCGAGGCGGGACCTGCGGAAAGCGGAGACCCGTTCAGAAGTCTTGACGGTGAAACTGCTGGAGCGGTTCGACAAGATGTACAAGCACCAACTTTTGGCCGAGGCGAGGCTGTTCCAGGAAGCGGAGCTGACGAGCGACCTGAGCCTGCCCTACAGCGTGAGCCGGGCGATCATCGAAGAGGCTTACCCGAGCCTGGTGGCAGCGAACATCTTTGACACCGGGATCATGGAGACAAGCCCGACGAGGCTGTTCTTCGAGGCTTTCAGCGGTGAGACCGGCTACACCGTGGCGGTGACGGACGAGGTCGAAGCGGGCGGGGCCGAAGGGACCTGGTATGCGCTGGACAACAAGCGGATCACGCCAGGGACGGTGGTGGTGACGAGCAACCCGGCAGGGACGACCTATGTTGAGAACACGGATTTCATCATCGACTATGCCGAAGGGAAGATCTTATTCCTGGCGGCTGGCAGCGTGGGGGCGAACGATGTGCTGGTGGATTACAGCTACACGGCGATCCGCAAGGGCGAGATGGCTCCGATCGAACGGGGCAAACTGGGCCTGTCGTATGTGGATGTGGCGGCGAGCGCTGACCGCCTGGCTGACCAGATCAGCCGGGAGGCGGTGGTGTTCAGCCGCTCACAGTTGGGCTACGATGCGGTGACGAGGACCCTGGCCAGCCTGGTGCGGCAAACCACCCGGAAGATCGACCAGGGGATGCTGTACATGGCCTTGACGGCGGTGATCTCGGTGGCGAGCAACAGCGGCGGGGCGTGGACGGAGGGGACCACGCAGGCCGATTATGCCGAGCTGGTGCGCTTGATCGGGGCAACCAAACTGCTCCCGGCGAACCGGTTCTATGTGCCGTCGTTCATCCTGTGCTCGCTGGAGCGGGCCGAGGACCTGTCGAACTGGGACGGGTTCAAGCGGGACGGCTGGCCGAATGCCATCTTAAACGCTGCCGGTTTTGCGGGCAGTGTGAAGGGGCTGCCGATCTTCGCCAGCACGGAGTTCCCAAGCACACACATCGTGGTGGGCAACCGGGAGCTGGTGATGTACCGGGTGTACCAACCGATGCAGGTGAAGGGGCCGTTCCCGACCTACGACATCGAGAACAGCACGGCCAAGCTCGTGGCGGCAGACCAGTATTACACCGAAGAGTTCAATGTGGCGGTCAGCCCGGTTGAAGAAAAGGGCGCTTACTTGACGATTACGTAAGGGTCGTAAGACCTGAATTACCTAACCCCCTAACCCCCTAGCCCCCTTCCCTAAAAAAGGGAAGGGGGAACTGAGGAAATATTTATGGGAATTTTATTGAACGACCTGGTTGCGGATTTGACTGCGGATGTGCCTGCGGTGGATGGGGTGCCGAGCAGCGACCAGTATGAGCGGGCGGTGGTCGAGGCGGCGGCGGATTTCTCACGGCGGTGCGGGACGGAGAAGATCGCCCAACTGGTGGTGGTGGCAGGGACGGCGGCTTATGGGCTGCCGGATGATTTCGAGAAGATGATCATCATCGAGACGCCGTATTCACCGGACGGGGTGCTGGTCTCGGTGAGCGGGTTGATTCCCCTGCCGCAGAACTGGACGGAGCGGTATACGATCCGCAACCGGCAGATCACGTTCAGCCCGACGCCGACGTACAGCATGACGAAGGATTACCGGTACAAGGCGGGATGGGCGCTGAACGATGCTGGCGACGAGTATGAGGACATGGGGCAGGAGGAGGCGGACATCATCCTGTTGAAGGCGGCGGCGACGTGCCTGACGAGGCAGGCGAATGTCGGAGCACCGGAGGCGTTCAGTTACCGGCAGGGGGACGTGGCGGTGGATACCAGCGGGAGTGTGACATCGACCCGGTCGGAGGCGGAGGGGAGGGAGAAGGCGTACCTGGCGGCGGTGGACCGGTATAACGGACGGTACGGGATTCTAGAGTGAGAGGTGACCCATGCCCAGCATGAGTGTGATCGCTGAGAAGATGACGAAGATCCGGAACTTGAGGGCTGAGAGCATTGTGTTGAGGCGGGGGAGCACGTCGCTGGCGGCGCAATCGGTGCGGGTGGAGAAGACCCGGATGGGGCGGCAGGTGCGGAGCGAGGGGGGGAGCGAGCAACGGGCGGATGCGGTCGTGCACGGGGCGGTGGGGTTGAACATCCAGGTGGAAGACCGGTTTACGAGCGGGGGGATCTTGTTCGAGGTGTCTTTTGTACACCCGAACCGGAGCGTGATGACGTTGGCGGATGCGGTGGTGGTGGAGTGAGCAATAGCAGCGGTTTTTCGTGGGTGGTTGCGCCGAAGGATCAGTTGATCCCTAATATCAAGATGTATGGGAAGCGGGCGCTGGTGGCGGTGCAGGCGGCGGCTTCGTATTGGGGGCAGAGGGTGCAGGATGAGGCACGGCAAAAGGCAGGATGGGAAGACCGGACAGGGAACGCCCGGGGCGGGCTGTTCTTCGGGGTGGACGGGTTTGGGATGAGCCCGATTTTCGGGCAGGTGACGCCGGAGGCACGGAACGATATGCGAGACACGAGCGTGGAAGCGGGCAGCGACAATATGCTGATCGTGACGCTGGGCCACACGGTGTACTACGGAAGGTTTTTGGAATTATCGAACGGCGGCAGATATGCCATCATTATGAGCACGTTGGAAGGCAACTTGCCCGCCCTGGGAAAGCTGCTGAAGGATATCTTCGGATAAGAGCGGAGTCAGCATGGGATTACGTGATACGGTCAACAGGTTGTTAGGGAGAAGCGGGAGCCAGCCGCAGGGCGAGACGACGCTGCCTATGGCGACGGCAACCGTGCGAGGGGACGGGCTGGAGCTGGCGGAGCGGTTCAGGGCCGAGACGGAGCGGAAGGCGATCATCGAGGCGTGCCGGTCGATGTATAAGACCGACCCACGGGTGGAGAAGATGCTGCGGACGCTGGCCCGGGATACGCTGAAGGGCGGGTTTGTGGTGAAAACGACCCACGCAAAGGCCAAGGCGGAGGCGGATGCGCTGGCGACCCGGCTGGGGCTAAACCAACGGATCGAGCGCTATGTGCGGCTGGCGGGGCGGGACGGGGATGCGTTCATCCAGATCGGGATCAACGAGGCGCTGGATATCACCAGCGTGACCCGCAAACCGACCCTACAGATGCGGCGCAATTCGAACGAGGCGGACCAGTTCAGTGATCCGGTTCGGGCGTTCTGGATGGGGGATGAGCGGTTCTGGGGGCTGGAAGCGCCGAGAGAGGCGAGGTGGTTTGCAGAGTGGGAGATCATCCAGGCACGGTGGCAGTGGGACGAGGAAAGCCGGTACGGGACGCCGATGATGGCTTCGGCGACTTCGGCGTACAAGCGGGTGGCAGAGGGCGAGAAGGACGTGGCGGTGCGGCGGAAGGTGCGGGCGGGGATGCGGTACCACCATGTGATCGAGGGAAGCGCTGCGGATGTGGAGGCGTACAAGGAGAATAACAAGGCGGCCCTGAACAGTTCAAACGTGGCACAGGCAGATTTTTTCAGCAATAAGCCGGGGGGGATCAGCGTGGTGCAGGGGGATGCGAACGTGGAGCAGATCGGGGATGTGCGGCACCATATTGCGACGATGTTCTTTGCATCGGATGTGCCGATGGAGTTGATCGGTTACGGGGAGGGATTGAACCGGGATATTCTGGGGAGCAAGCAGGAC